AAAAATAAATATAATAGTGATGAGTTTAAGGAGAAAAGAAGATTGTATATGATAGAATATAGAAATAAGAAGAAAGTCTCTAATGTATAATTTAAAATAGTTTTTTATTTTTTTGCTTTAAATGGAGGCAAATTCTTTTTGCCCTTTATTTTTTGCTTTAATTTAATTTGATTCTTTAAGTTGTTTTTATCAATTTCATCTATAGTCAATGGAGTATTTTTATTTACTCTAATAGATGGCCTATATACAGGGTATTCTTTATTTCCTACGTCTTTCCACTTTTCTTTGAACCATCTTTCTAAATTATGCTCTGCATGGTCTTCTTTATATTTCCCCCCTAATTTTTTATACATCTTAACTATAAACCCACTTTTATATGCACTTGGCTTATCATATATAATATCCGCGTAATGACTAACGGCCTTATATAGTTTTTCATTTATTGGAATTGGCATTATAGACCTATATAAATCAAAAAAAAATATTAATATATAAATTTAATTGCCCTTTATAAAATATCTTAATTCATGCTCAGTAGCCTTTTCTCTTCTTAAATATTTATTCTTTTTTACAATTCTAATTCTATCATAATATGTATATTTACCGCTATAACTTGAATATGTTTTTTCAGGCACTTTAACCGTAAATGAATTTTTATTAATACTTGATACAATGCCTATATCTCTATCTCGCTCAAATAGATTATCTACATATATTAATATGGTTTCTCCAATTTTTAAATCTTCTGGGATTTTAAATTTAGATTCTTCATATGATTCAATTAATGAATTGCAAATAATATTTTTATCTTCTTTATTTTTTAATCTTAAATTGTTATAAAATGATTTACGCTGTGGGCCTTTTTTATTACACAAATTATGCCCAAATGCCCTAATATTATATTTATATAATTCAGCATTATTAATATTTTTTATGATATTAGGCAATTCTAAATTAATACCATGTAAGCCGATATAATCTTTTATCATGTCCCATATCTCATCGCAAAATTTATATTTTTTTATAATTATGATTTCAGTGAAAATTTCGGCCATTATAAAATTTTTGATAAATATTAATATATAAATTTTTGTATATATAATTATAATATTTTATTTGTTTAATATAAAAAAAAATGCTTAAACTCTATTATTATTTTCAGCCCTTGGAGATGGTGGGTCTCTTTCATCTAATTCTACTTCATGCTCGATATCTCTTTCGCATTTTAGTAGACCGCCACAGCATTCTATATTTTTACATTTAGATTTATATAAAATTTTTATGATTGCTAAAAGTAAACCAATCCCACTCGTAACGACCAAACTCAGAAATACTTCTGAGAGTTCTTGCATCGCACTTTTTGCGACGTCTATGCAATGACTTATATTATACAAAATATATTTTTTAGGTATATTGATTCATAACTATAAAATTTACAGAGTATAAATTACTTGTAGCCCCATATGAGTTATAAGTGTTAAAAGTTATTTGCAATTGCCCAGAACTAACTTTTACCAATCCCACACTTTGGGTATTAATTGGATAATCTGAAATATAAGATTGCACAACTGTAACAGTATCAGTAGTCCAATTTTCTGTAGGATACCATGGGATAAGCACAACTACGGCCGATGTCCCTGATACTGGTATCGCTCTTGTTGGCTGAAGAGTATAAGCATCATTATAAATACCACCAGTGTAATTTGGAGCGCTTATATATCCAGTAACAGATAGAGGCGAGCCAATAGTTACATATGGGTAAGTATATTGAATACCACAACTTCCTTGTGTACTTGCCATAGTTAATATTCCATAACATGCAATCGATTCAGTTGCATTAAGGTTTGCACCTTGCAAATTTCCACCATTAAGACTTAAATAATCAGTTGAAATTGCGGATAATGTGGCCACATTTCCATTATTATTATTTATTTCTAATTGTGGTACTTTTAAAGCACCATTATAAGGACACGATAAAGTAACATTGGTAGAAGGGTTGCCAATTAGAACATTTGCTGTAGTTGAAGCATCTGATAATATTAATAATGTATTACTATTACATGTTAGCGAATAATCAGAACCAGCATTAGAACTATCAATAGTTACTTTATTTGCGAGAACATTACCTACATCTAAATTAGCCGAGCCTTGAAAAAGACCATTTAACGAATTTGCATATTGCGGATTAAGGACCGTTCTATCGCTCATAGTTTTGTATTTATTCTTGTTAAGTTGTGACGAAAGCAAAAGTTTGATTCTTTATATATGATACCAAATAAAGTAAATCAAAAAAAAATAAATTAATTGAATTAATCTTTTTGACCATTTATAAATGATTGATGTCTTAATGTTTTAAAATGTCTATTTTTTGCATAAAATCCACACTCAACCCCACATTCGCATATATATCTTTTTTCTTTGTTCCTTGCTAAGATTTTATCACGATTTAATTTGTACGATTGTTTATTTTTTTCTAAAATTTCTTCTTTATGTAATATTGTATATTGCTTAGTATATGCTTTATTTCGCTCAGCATTCTTAATATAATTATCACGAGTTTTTTCTTTTAAACTTCTATTTGGGTGTTGTGTATTTAATGTGGCCTTCAATTGCTCATACCAATATCTCTCCCTCGCTCTTGCTTCATTTCCATTCTCACAGGGATATTCTTCAATTTGAATCATTGTCCAATTTTCCCAATTTCCATTATTTCGAATAATATCATAAATTTTCATTTTATGCTTTTTGCTACTATCTTTACAACAATATTTATGCTCAGTTTTTCTCCTTGTAAAATGAGATGTTGAACCCACATATAAATCGGTGATAGTTAAATCATTGCAAACTATTTTATATATAACAATTTTAGAATAATCAATATTAGTTCGAGGCATTTTAGTTTATTTTGTTTTATTATATTTTATATATATTTATTTATCTAATTAGATAAATTTTAAAAAGCAATATAATAAAACACCGCAACATATGGAGGCGAGATATTAACCCCAGATAAATTACTTGCTGGGTCTGTCGCCTGTATATTTGTACCATAATTTAAAACAGTTACATTTGCAGTTGATACGGTCGTAGCCTCATTACCGACTGGGGTAACGAGATTTTGTCCCAATGGTGGTACTGTAATATATGGTGCCTGAACTATAGAATAATTTATATTATGACTATGGCCTGGGTCATTAACAGCATGGGTGTGGCTTGGTACTTTGGTTAATAAAGGCGGATAATTACTCACACCACCACCAAAATAAGAAGATGGTGAAAATGTATTAGTTGCACCACTTTGACCATTACCAGTAACAAAATTAGATGTTGCACATCCTAATGAATTTACATTATTGCCACCAATTGGAAAAGAACTTTGCATATTTGGTACATTAAAAGATGTAGAATTGCCACCATAAGTATCCCCAATACTTGCATATAAATTAGGATAATCAGCAATTAAATATGATGCACCATTACAAAGCAAAAACCCAGCCGGCGCAATTGTATTATTTATTAACATTTTAATTGTGCCAACAGGTGCAGATGATATATTATATTTAACTGAATTAACTTCTATTGTTGGGATTGATGTAAAATTCGTATTACTTGTTATTGTTGGTACAGATAATGAACCTGTTAAATTAATTGAACCTCCGGTCATAGTTCCTGTAAATGTTGGGTTGTTTATTGTTAAAAATGGCCATACTGTCTGAGCAATACAATTTTGTACATATTTAAGATTTGCAATTAATGATAAATTTGTTTGTGTTATTGGTTGGTCTACACAGCTTGAATTGCTATAAAAGATTTGCGACCGCGTTCTTTGATTTATCCCACTATTATATGCCATAGTTTTTACTTATATATAACAAACAATATATTAATTTTGGGCATAACAAATTGCAAATTTAACTGAAATATATGGTGGGCATACATTTACTCCATTTAATCCACTTACTGGGTCAATTAATTGAATATTATCACCACTATTTTCAACTGTGACCCCTGTTGTACTTATATTTGTGGGTTGAGGTATAGTAGTTTGTGCAGTTATTGGAAAATTTGCGGTTTCATCTGTTAAAATATATACATTTGTATCATTGGTAAATTCAATACTATGTTGATGCACAAAATTTGTTGATGAATGTGCATGATTTGGCATTAATGTTAATAATGGCGGTAATGGTGTTATACTACCACCCCCAAATTTTGTAGAAACTGAATAATTATTAATTGCACCACTTTGACCATTACCACTGCTAAAATTAGACACTGCGCAATTATTTGAATTTGCCGAATTTGCACCAATTGGAAAATATGAATTAAAATTTGGAACATTAAAATTTATTCCACTACCACCATATTTATAACCTATTAAATTAAATAATAATGGATATGTTGATGTTGTATAACTTGCCCCATTGCATAATATATAATTTGGCGGAAGTTCATTTACAACTATTTTAATCTCCCCTAAAATATCAAATTCTATATTGTTATTTTGTATCATGGGCAATCCAGTAAAATTGCATGCTCCTGATACTGTAGGCATAGATAATTGACCATTTAATATGATATTTGGGCCATTCATTAACCCTGTAAAATGTGGATTATTTATTGACAAATAATTATTTTGTAAATAATACTCTGTATAATTTTGCACATATTCTAATGATGCAATTAACGATAAATTTGTTTCTGTATCTGATTGTGTTATAACAGTTGAATTGTCATAAAATATTTGATTTAATACCCTTTGAACTAATGCAGATAAATATGCCATTATTTATTTTATTACAATATATATATAACATAATATAATAAAGCAAAAAGATTAAATGAGTGCGAGGACTTTATATAAGAATTCATTTGTGCATAGCAAATTGCAATATACTGCCGATAATGACGACCCAAATGCTTATCAAGACAGCGCTAAAAATTTGCGAGGGATTGACTCAATTACCTTTTTAGATGATTCTGTGCAGGTAACTGCTTACACTGGTGAAAGTTATACTGGTGCAACAGGCCCAGCTGGGCCACAGGGTGCAACTGGTGTGACTGGGCCACAGGGTTATACTGGCATGACTGGGGCCCAAGGAATTGCTGGAACTGCAGTTAATACTGGCGCAACTGGGCCGACTGGAAGTATTGGGCCTACTGGCATGACTGGACCAGCTGGACAAGATGGAACAAATACAAATACCGGAGCAACTGGACCACAAGGCGACACTGGATATACTGGGCCAATGGGTGATACTGGCATGACTGGGCCAACTGGTGATACCGGATTTACTGGCCCACAAGGTGATACTGGTTTTACTGGGCCA